GACCTATGGTCATCAAACTACTTGATGAAACCCTTGCATTAACAGAGGGAACAGTAACACCTCTTGCATTAAACAGATATGTAAATGAAACTGAAGCCGTAACTGAAGTAGCACAGAAACTGATAGGAATTATACAACTGATTAATGAATCTGAAACATTCACAGAAACTATTATTAGAACACAAGACTTGTTTCGTTATGCAAATGAAACTGTTAGCCTACAAGAATTTGATGGTACTGTTAGGTCCTTGGTCAGAATACTATCTGAAACAGAAGGACTTACCGAACAACTAAGACAAGTTACAGGATTAGTCAAGTATATAAATGAAACAGAAGCATTGACTGAAGCATCTGTTACTGCAAGAACATTAATAAAACTTGTAGCAGAGACAGAAACAACAACAGAAAGCCTAGTCAGAATAATAGGATTGTTCAAACATATCAGTGAGACTGAAGCAATACCAGAAGCCACATCAACAGCAAGAGTATTAGTAAGGGTACTTGCTGAAACTCAGGCTGTATCAGAAGGGGTAAACAGATTGCTGGCAATAAATCGTGCAGTGGCAGAGACAGTGTCACTTCAAGAGTTTGATGGGACCGTCAGATCATTGGTCAGAATATTATCTGAAACAGAGTCTTTATCTGAAAGCACACATAAATTAATACAGATTATACGATGGGCAAATGAAACCTTAGCACTACCAGAATCTTCACTTACAGTAAGAGCCCTAGTCAGAATATTATCTGAGACAGAGGCGTTATCAGAGAATGTGGTTAGCCTCCTACAGATATTAAGAGCCGTTAATGAAACAGAGGGTTTGACAGAAAATGCTACTAGATTAAAAGCAATATTAAGAGCCATTAATGAGAGTGAATCATTACAGGAGTTTGATGGTACTGTCAGATCGTTGGTCAGAATGATTGCAGAATCAATGTCAATCCCAGAATCTTCAGATGTGATAAGAGTCTTGGTAAAATATGTTAATGAATCTGAGGATATAGGAGAGGCAGTAACTCGCCTTATGGAAATAAGCACGGTTGTAAATGAATCAGGAGAAATAACAGAATTTGTAAAAGTACCATTAGCATTAATCAGAGTAGTCGCAGAAGCATTAGGACTTCCTGAGAATGTAGTAGGATTGGCAATGGGTGGTGACGTAACACAGGGCTACACGGTTAGAACCACAGATGTATCACACACGGTTGAGACAGAGGGTTAAATAACTTATATAATCAAAACATATAAGGTAGGAAAATAAGGTAATATCATGGCTGGAAGCATAGACATGGAAGGTCGAGCAATCGAATTCAAGGTAAAGGCTGGTAGTAGAATCACAGTTCAACTGACAGTCGCAGACAGTTCTGGTAATGCAAAGAGTCTAGCAAACACTGTCACATATGCCACAGGCAAATGGAAGGTATGGAAACCAGGAGGAACTCTCATAATAAATGGTGACCTCACATTCACAAATAGAGCAGGTGGAATAGTATCATATGCCCTTTTAGAAGCAGACACAGTAATAGCAAATGCAGGCAGATGGGAGGGTGAAGTAGAGTTGAAAGACAGTAATGGAGACATATCTGAGCAGACAAAGAGTTTCACATTCACAATAGAAGAAAGTTACTAACATTTATATTAGACATCAAAAAAACAACTTCATGATAAAATTAGAAGACGTATCAAACAAAGCCTATTTTGCAATGAGAAAAGCACAAGTGAATGCTATGAAAACTGAGAGGCTCGGTCAAATACATGTAAGCGATATCATCAAGCCCTGTATGAGATACGTTGTTTATAATAAAACAACGCCTCAGACAGGAATGAGTACAGAAGATATGAAATCATTGTATTTTGGACAGATAGTACACTCAAAAACTCTTTTGGGAAAAAAGGATCATAATGAGATGTTTCTTGGATACAACTGGGTAAGGGATGAACCCATAACTTTGGAAGAAGCCAAGAAGATACCAGAAGATGACCCAAGACACCTTGATATTATTTATGGCTCTATTGACGACCTAATACAGGTAGGAGATAAATGGGTTATTTGTGATAAGAAAACAACCGGCTCTATCGATTACTTTAAGAGGGCTACTGCCAGACCAAGTGAAAGCCATGTAGATCAAATCAACGTATACCGTGTCCTATTACAGAAATGTTATGGTATTGAGGCAGACTTTGGTTGTGTTATTTATATGTCAAACCAGGTAGAAAAAGACCAGAGAGACAAGATTATACCACTCGCTTTCAAACTTAAACCAGTAGAAGATACATTAACAACCGTGGTAGAGAAATGTAAGGTGATAAAAAATTCACTCACAAACAAACTCTTACCAGTAAGAACAAAGAACTTCTTATGTGATGGAATGTGTCCATATGCAACAACGTGTTTTACAGACGAGCGTGAGACATTTGAAGACTGAAGAGAGTATAAGGGATCTAATACTTTTCCAAAAAGAGAAATTATTACACGAAAAAGTTGATGACCAGTGTATGTTACCACAAACATTGATACCTCCATTACTTATTGACATACCTGATGAAGAGCGTAGAGGTATAATTAGGGCTCTGCGATGGGTGTTGTCAGATGAAGATATATTTCAACGCGAATAATAAGGCTACCTTAGAAGCACTTGAAGGGTGTGGAGTTAAAAACGTATTACTTTCACATAGGTATTCATATGCAAATATTAACAAGTTTAAGAGTAGATTTGACTCTATATTCATAGTTCCTGGAACAAAGGGAAACCCAGAGAAGTATCGAGATTTCCTAAAGAAGAAGAAAGAATACTATGATTATGCTACACAGTTTGATGTGTTCTATAATATGGATGAGACACTTAAATATCTTGAAAAGGAAAGGGAAGATGGAATAGACTGGACACTTCCTGTATTACAGGAGAATTACCTTCAACATTTATCCAGACTTCGACCAAAGACAGGAGACTATATCTGTATTGGGGAGGTGCATGGCAAGCTGGAGACTGAGGACCAGATAAGAAAACTACCACAAAATGTAGAATATCATGGTCTTGCCAAAGGTAAGTACATAGAAAAAAGACCGTTTAAAAGTTTGGATACCAGTGGTTGGATCTCTGCTGCGATGTCAAAGAAGACTGAGGTTTGGTCTGGTAACTCTACTTTCTCACTGTTCTTTGGTGAAAAGGGCAGGGGTATGAAGGCTCAGGTTGCCTCTACACTTGAAAGGTTTAGTGAATATCTTGAAATTGTAGGCATAAGTAGTAAATCTGTATTGGAAAATGACTATTACTCATTGTTAAAACTACCAATAGCTGTACTCTATATGCCAATGTGTAAAAGCCTCGGAATATATGACATAAATTTCAAATAATAATACTTAAATGCTTTGATTTAGTAATTGCAACGTGGTAGAAGATATATTTAAGATAGAACCAGTGGGTAATAAAAACCTTGTGAAAGAAAACAAGCATAAAACAATATCACCATTCAATTCAGCCAAGCATATGAGAACTGCAAACTTACCAGCGTTATGTGATCAATGTGTATATAGGTCAATAGAAGATGGAGGCAATGGTAAATGTCCAAAATATGAGGCAGGAGCTGTATGTGCCATAAGGGATGATTTTATTAATATGATTAACACACTTGATACTAGGAACCCAGAGGACCTAAAATCCATGATGGATATGCTAGCCAAGTTATCATTTGAGAATGTATTAATGGCACTGACTCAGGCAAAGATGGATGGTAATATACCAGACAGAAATACCAAGAGCGAAGTCAATACTTTACTAAGTATAGTTAAATCCATAAACGATCTAAACTCCAAGATAGTAGTCACAGAAAAGACAGAATATAGACAGGGAGATATCGAGAATATATTCAGACAGATAAAGGCACAGAGGACAGGATGACACCAACATTAGGGGATCCACCAAGCATAGAATTCAGAGATGCTTGTAAATCATGTGGTTCTACTGAGGGGTTCACTTGGACATATGGAGAAAACGATGGACATTCAAAAGGACATTCAACTTGCAGATCATGTGGGGCTGTAACTAATGGTTAATGCAAACCTATCAGAGTTTGAAAGATTGAATGATACTAATCATCAGTATAGTGATAGTTATTGTGTAAAATGTGGGCATTATCCAGAAGTATCTTATTTGAGAGGGGTTGATTGTGACTGTGATTGCCATGACTAGGGAATATTGTTGTTTTCAATGTGGTCATTGTACCGATGAGGTTATCGCAGAAATGACGGAGTGTAAGTGTAAGTGTCATGGGTAGACCACAAAAGGAAGTATTAGAGGAAAGGCAGAACTTCATGCAGATTGTCACAGACTGTGCCAAAGATCCAGCTCTCTTTAGTCAGGTCTTTTTGGACCATGAATTATTTCCATATAATAAACAATATGTAAACTGTAAAGATAGGTTCATAGTTTATAGGTCAGGGAGACAGGTAGGTAAAACCATGTCAACAGCAGTAAAGACTATTCACTTTGCATTCTTTGCACCATTATTATTAAAGACAGTAAAGCATGAATGTATCATACTTATAGCAGCACCTACCCAAAATCAGGCATCTATTATGTTTGGAAGAATAAGGGATTTAATCATGAAGAATGAGTTTCTGAGAGGATATGTAGTAAGGGATACTCAGACAGAAATCAGCCTAAATTTCCTAGATGGTTCAGGTAAAACCACAATAATCACTAGGGCTACAGGTGAAACGGGTATCACTCTTAGGGGTTATTCTCCTCATGTTATCATAGCAGACGAATGTTCCTTTATCAAAACAGATATATTAAAGGCTTTTCTGCCATCTGGTTTGGCTACTCAGGCTAGGGTATGGCTTACATCCACACCATTCAGCAAGGCAGGCTATTTTTATGAGGCTTGTATGAATTCAAGACCAAACAACCCAGATGGAATGTGGACAGAATTTCATGTAAAGTCAACTCAAAACCCACTGGTTCAGGAAGACCCT